GTTCCATCGGGAAATGGAGAAATTGGATACGATTCAGAATGCTTACATTGTATGTGAATTTCCGGAATCCTTCCTTTATACTTTTCCTGAAAATTCCGGAATTCCTAAGAGCAAAAGAAAGTACATGAAAATAGGTTCCAAGTATTTCCGTAAGCTAATTTATGATATAGAAGAGAACTATGATGTAAAAATTATATACTGCGACAACAAAGACCATGCAGAACAAGTAACCTTTGACTTATTACAGGAAGCATGGAATGAATTCTGAGATATATCTACATAGCGACGAAGCAGATTCAGAGGATAACGGCATTAATTTCAAAGTCGCCTCCAAATTTCTAAAAAGACTACACGAGGCAGAACAAAAATCTACAGATAAGATAATTGCCCACACCAGTACAATAGGCGGTGAATGGGCGGATGGCATGTCTATATTTGACAATATATCATATTCTTCTTTACCAGTTTACATGATTGGTCATGGATGCTTATGTAGCATGGGAACCATTATACTTCAAGCCGCCAGCAAAAGATACTTAATGCCAAATTGTGATATTATGGTGCATTTTGGCGATCTAACACTCAGCGGTCATCAGGTCTCTGTTGAGTCTGGTACAAAATACTACATAAAAGTAAAAAACCAGATGATTGATATTTATACGGATAAATGTATAAAGGGTGGCTTTTTTAAAGATAGATCATATAGTAGAGCAAGAACTAAAGCTTATATCAAAAGAAAACTAGAATCTAGTGTCGATTGGTATATGTCCGCGCAAGAAGCCGTGGATTTTGGTTTTGCAGATAAGGTTTTAACTAGAACAGAATATTTAAATGTCAGAGAGATTAAGAAAAGAAATAATCGAGGAACTAAATGATGCCTGGTTAGACATTGATGTTCACAAAAGTGATTTAATTGCGCCATTAGACATACTAGACACTGAAGATCCTCAAGAATTCTATAAAAAATTAACCTGGTTATTAACCCAGCCGGATTATTTTGCGTTCTTATGTAAACACATATTTAATGTAGACCTACTCCCTTTTCAAGGATTAATCCTACAGGAATTGTGGGAACGAAAATTCCCCATGCTTATCGGTAGTCGAGGTATGGGGAAAACCTTTTTAATGAGCTTGTATTGTATGCTTCGCGCATTATTAATGCCGGGGCGCAAAATTGTAGTTGTTGGTGCCGCTTTCCGTCAGTCTAAGTATTTGCATGACTATATGGAAACTATATGGAAAAGCTCTGGGATATTAAGAGATTTATGCGATAGCGGTAGTGGTCCACGAAGAGATGTAGATATGTGCCGGATGTTGGTAGGTAGTAGTCAAATTGTAGCACTACCAATTGGCGATGGCAGTAAGATTCGAGGTCAGAGAGCAAATGATATCATTAGCGATGAATTTGCATCTATGTCCAGAGAAATCTTTGAAAATGTCATCGCAGGTTTCGCAGCCGTTTCAGCTTCGCCTGCCGAAAGCGTAAAAATAGAAGCAGCGAAACGAAAAGCGAAACAATTAGGAATTGATCCATCTCTTTTGACAGAGCATATTCAGGAAGATGGTGTAGGTAACCAGATTGTATTAGCAGGAACAGCATATTACGATTTCAACCATTTTGCGACATATTGGAAAAGATGGAAGTCCATTATTAAAAGCAAGGGCGATCCACATAAATTAAAAGACATATTTGGTGAAGAAGATATACCAGATTCTTTTAATTGGAGAGATTATTCAATTATTAGAATGCCGGTTGATCTGATCCCCAAAGGATTCATGGATGAGGCCCAAGTGGCAAGATCAAAAGCCACGATCCACAACGGTATCTACCTGATGGAGTTTGGAGCGTGTTTCTGTACAGATTCGTCAGGCTTCTTCAAAAGAAGTTTAATCGAATCATGTGTCGGTAACGATACCAAGCCTATCAATATCGCCTCTGGCGGTCAAGTCTACTTTGATCCACTTTTAAAAGGAAACCCGTCAGGACAATATATCATTGGGGTAGACCCCGCATCAGAAGTGGATAATTTTTCTATTATTGTTTTAGAAGTACATAATGACCATAGGCGAGTTGTACATTGTTGGACTACTAACAGACAACAACATAAAGACCGTGTAAAAAAGGGTCTCACTAGGGAAGCGGATTTCTATTCCTTCTGTGCCCGTAAGATACGCGACCTGATGGGCGCTTTCCCGACGATACATATTGCAATGGATGCTCAAGGGGGCGGTATAGCGGTAGCTGAGTCCCTTCACGACCCTAAGAATCTATCCAAGGGTGAATTATCAATTTGGCCCGTTATTGATGAGAAAAAACAAAAAGATACAGATGATGAGTCCGGACTACATATTCTAGAATTGTGTCAGTTCGCTAAGTATGACTGGTTGGCAGAAGGTAATCACGGACTACGAAAAGATTTTGAAGATAAAGTGCTTCTACTACCAAGATTTGATCCTATTACAATTGGACTGTCAATTGAGCAGGACAAAATGGCGAATAGAACATATGACACTTTAGAAGATTGTGTCATGGAAATTGAGGAATTAAAGAATGAATTATGCATGATAGAAATTAGACAGACCTCAACCGGCAGGGAACACTGGGATACTCCAGAAGTTAAGATCGGCACTGGCCGCAAAGAAAGGGTACGAAAAGACCGTTATTCCTCACTATTAATGGCAAACATGGCGGCTAGACAGACTAGAGCAAGAAGAATTCAGGACGATTATGAGATTGTTGGTGGATTTGCCGAAGTGTCACAAGGCAAAAAGAAACCACAAGCAGATTTTATTGGTCCAGCTTGGATAACCTCACAATTAAACAATCTTTATTGATTTTGGTGTACTATAATATGAATGGGATCACATTACAATTAAATCAAGGCCATTATTATGTCTGACGAAAAAAAGCTCTATATTGACTTGAATGATAAAGACGCGCTGGAACAAGCAAGCGGAAATGTTGATAGTTATGACGGAGTTATGAACGCAAGCGCCAGTCATGGAAGGTCTTATCTAGATATTGAGGATGGTATCTCCGTTAGGACATCCTATCGCAAAGGTGACTACTACAGATTTAGATCTGGTGAAGAACCGCCGACGCTTGAAAAAGAAATTATTGAGAGGTGTATGAACGCCTATGAAAAAGTCGGCATTATCAAAAATGTTATCGATTTGATGGGGGATTTTGGTTCACAAGGTATCAGCCTTGTCCACACGGATAAAAATGCACAAAAGTTTTATCGTCGCTGGTGGGAAGAGGTATGTGGGTCCGAGAGATCAGAAAGATTTCTCAATACTTTATTTAGATGTGGCAATGTTGTTATTAAAAGACGATATGCCAAATTAAATAAATCCACACAAAAGAAAATGACCCGTGGCGAAGACGATGTAATTATCACCAAAGAAAATATCTCACGACGACGCATTCCATTTGTTTATGATTTTCTTAACCCATTAAGCATTGATGTTGTTGGTGGTAGGTCCGCACTTTTTGTGGGCAGTAAAAAATACCGTATGAAGTTATCATCACATATTAAAAAATCTTATGAAGCAAAAGAAATCCCAATTAATGAGCTAAGTAGTGAAATTCAAAAGGCTTTTAACAACGGCGATACCCATATTGATCTAAATTCTGATGACTTAATGGTTTATCACTATAAGAAGGATGACTGGCAATTATGGGCGCATCCCATGATTAACTCAATCCTTGATGATATTACTATGTTGGAAAAGATGAAACTAGCGGATATGTCCGCACTTGATGGGGCTATCTCTAATATCCGCTTATGGAAGTTGGGTGATTTTGAGAATAAAGTTCTACCAACTAGAGCCGCTATTGATAAACTGCGCAATATTTTAGCAAGTAATGTTGGTGGCGGTACTATGGATTTAGTGTGGGGGCCAGAACTTGACTTTAAAGAAAGTAATACTCAGGTATTTAAATTCTTAGGCAGTGAAAAGTACCAACCAGTATTAAACAGCGTTTATGCCGGATTGGGAATTCCACCTACTTTAACAGGTCTTGCGGGAAATGGTGGTGGATACACCAATAACTTCGTGTCACTAAAAACTTTGATTGAAAGATTAGAGTATGGTAGAAATCTTCTGGAAAAATTCTGGAATGCCGAATTGAGAAAAGTTCAAAAAGCTATGGGTTTTGCTAAACCTGCGAAAATGCATTTTGATCATATGGTTCTTTCTGATGAGTCTGCTGAAAAAAATCTATTGGTTCAACTAGCCGATAGGGATGTAATTTCTACAGAAACGATTCGTGAACGATTTGGCGAAATCGACGATATCGAAGATGCGCGAATTAAATCAGAAAGACGAAACAGAAAGACTGACAAAGTGCCGCCAAAAGCTGGGCCTTATCATAATTCTCATATATCTGATGATTATAAGAAAGTTGCACTTAACAAAGACCAGATCACAATTGATCAGGTTACAGATTTGCAACCTAAACCACAAGAGCCGGAACCAGTAGTTGAACAACCCAACATTCAGGATAAAAAGCCCAACACTTCTGAAAGACCTGATGGTGGTAGACCTAAAAACGCAAAGGATACACAGCCTCGTAAACAAAAGGTTGTCAAACCTTTGACAGGTCCGGGTGCGGCCAATCTATTAATTTGGGCAACTTCCGCACAGAAGGAAATAACTGAATTACTGCAACCTGCTTTATTAGACCATTATGGTAAATCTAATGTTAGAAAGTTAACAAAACAAGAGGCGGAAGAACTGGAACTATCTAAGTTTGTTGTGCTTTCTAACCTAAAACCATTTACTGACATAAACGAGGATATAATATTTAATGTACTAAAAACAAAGGCAAAGGTTGATACAGATATTCTAATACAAGTCCAGCAGTTTGTCAAGGATTTTGTGGACAAAAACTCTAAAACACCATCAGTAGATGAGATGCGTCAAATTTACTGTTTGTCGTACTCATATGTAAAAAGTCCACTTGTATAAGAAAATGGTGTATAAAAAAGGTGAGGTGATAACATGAAAATTCATAAGCAAGAAATCTTAGATGGTTTGTCAGAAAAAATCGAGGCTAGTGCCAGTGTGTCACTAGATGCTCAAATTTTAATTGATTCTGATTTAGACCATCCCTCTGAAGAAGAAATACAGAAAACACTAGCTGGTTATGGGCATTCAAACCCTGACCAGGTCGATCTGTATTACATCAATACTGTTTTGGTTTCTACTGGGTGGAATAAGAACGACGATGTTTTTGCTGCTGAAGAAGCTTGGGCTGCCAGGGATACTCCTGTGGACAAGCAGTTTAATTATATGCACGATGAAAGCGATATCATAGGGCATATTACTGGTAGCACTGTTATTGACGAAAACGGCACTAAAATTGAAACTGAAGAACCACCCAAAAAGTTTGATATTATTACTTCCGCCGTTCTATATAAATCCTGGAGCGATCCAGAATTAAGAGAAAGGATGTCTCAGATAGTTTCTGAGATAGAAGAAGGAAAATGGGCTGTTTCGATGGAATGTTTATTTTCAGATTTTGACTACTCTGTAGTTTCACCGAATGGTGATACGAAGGTTGTGGCAAGAAATGATGAATCGTCATTCCTGACCAAACATCTCCGCGTCTATGGCGGGAAAGGAGAATATGAAGGATATAAGGTAGGAAGGTTGCTACGCAATATCGCTTTTTCTGGTAAAGGTTTAGTTAATCAACCAGCTAACCCAAGAAGTGTTATTCTTAAACCAGAAGAAGATCCATTCGATGATACTTTTACCAACTCTATAAATGTACAGGAGTTTAACATGGCTGATGATCAGAAGGTCGAAAGTTCTGAAATTGAAGTGGAAGCAGCGGTTGCTTCTGTCAATGACGAACTAGAGACGATTAAAGCTGATCACGAAGCGACTGTTGATGGTCTGACTTCAACAATCGCTGAACGAGATGCTAAGATCACAGAACTGGAAGAGAGTGCTGTTGCGCTTACTTCTGAATTCGAAGGCGCTAAAGCTAAACTAGATGAGATTTCAACTCAACTAGATGAAGCCAAGGCTACTGTCCGTAAAATGGTTCGTACAGCACAGGCTAAAGACGCTGGTATCGCAGACGATAAAGTCGAAGATACTCTCGCTAAGTTTGATACTGTAGATGACGAAGCTTTTACAGCTATGCTTGATCTCGTAAAGAGTCAAGCGCATGTAAGCTTAGAATCACTCAACGACAATAAACCAGCTCCAGCCCCTGCACCAGCAGTGGTTCCAGAGCCAGTTGTCGAAGAAGTTGTAGCTGAAGAAGAAGTCGAAGAAGCTGAAGTTGAAGAAACTGAAGCGGCTTTGATTGATGCTCCAGACCCAGTGCAGAGCGCTTTTGCTTCTGCTACTGAGTTTTTCAGAAACTCTGTTCTAAAAACCACTAAAAACCTCAAGTAGGAGAAACATAATGGCACTTAAAGGTGATAGAAACGTTCTCGAAACTGATATTAGTTTCTTTATTAACGAAACCGCTGAAAAAGGCCAAGTTGCCTGTCTTAGCACTGCTGGTTCTGGTGCCGCTATGGATAATAGCTCTGCACTAGTAACCGTAACCGCTGAAGCTTCTGGCGGAATACCTCTTGGTATTGTTCTGAATGATGTTGTTGACATCGATCAGACTCGTCAGCATATCAACTGGCAAAAAGATGAAGTCCAGAAGGGCGGTAAAGTTACTGTTCTAACTAAGGGCACGATTGTCACAGATCAATGGAGTGGCAGCGACCCAACTGTTGGTCAAACAGCGTATGTTGCTGATGCGGGTAAAATTTCTGCTGCTCAAGATGGTGGCGCGGCTATAGCAATTGGCCGCTTCCTTTCCACAAAGGACGCTAACGACTTCGTCAAAGTCGCTATCAACCTTCCATAAATAATAAAGAATAGGAGAATATAAAT